GCGCTCGCGGCGGCGGCCCCCACCCCGCCCGAGTCGCCTCACGCGGCGGAGGGCACGGCGGCGCACGCGCTCGCGGAGATCGTCGCCCGTTTCGAGCTGATCGACCACGACGAAGCCGCCCGCGACCACGCCCTGAACCACTGGACTGCCAAATACGGCGAGACCTACGACATGGTGGACATGCTCCGCCATGTCGGCAAGTACGTGGACCAGGTGCGCGCCGACCTGGACGCAGAACCCCACTCCGTCCTGCTCCTGGAGCAGCGGATGGCGACCGGGGTCCCCGGCGTGTGGGGCACCGGCGACGCGGTGGTGGTCTCACCTCGCGCCGTCCGCGTCCTCGACCTCAAATACGGTCAGGGCGTGCCGGTGAACGCGGTCGGAAACCCGCAGCTCCGCCTCTACGGCCTGGGTGCCCTGAACGAGTTCGGAGACCTCCTGGGTACCGTGGAGGAGGTTAGCGTGACTGTTGTCCAGCCGCGCCTGGGGAGCGTGTCCTCCGAGACGCTCACCGTCCAGGAGCTGATCGAGTGGCGCGACACCGTGGTGCTGCCCGGGGTCCAGAAGGTCGAGGACGGGTCGGACGAGTTCGGTCCTGGCGAGGCGGCTTGCCGCTGGTGCCCGGTCGCTGGCGAGTGCCGGGCGCGCCGTGACTTCCTGGTTGCCCGCGACTTCGGGGACCCTGGTCTCCTGGACGACGAGGAGGTGGGCGCGGAGCTGGAGCGCGTCGCCCAAATACGCCACTGGTGCGACGCGCTGGAGGGCGTGGCCTTCGACCGCATCTACACCGAGGGCCGGACCATTCCGGGCTTCAAGGTGGTGGCTGGCAGGGGCCGTCGCGTCGTGACTGACCCGGCGGCGGCTATCCAGACTCTGATCGACAGCGGGTACCAGCCTGAGCAGGTGGCGGAGTTCAAGATTCTACCGCTTGGCAAGCTGGAGAAGCTGGTGGGCAAGTCTGACCTCCCCGATCTGATCGGGGACTATATCACCAAGAAGGAGGGCAAGCCCTCCCTGGTGGGGGATGCGGACCCGCGTCCGCCTCTCACAGCCGCCGCGAGCGCTGCGGCGGACTTCGGGTAGACAACCCGAAAAGAAAGCGCTACACTTAGGGGTGTGCCGGGGCCTTGAGCCTCGGCCCCGGCACGCTCACCGATTCACGATCTCACGAAAGAAGATGATTACAATGGCTAACCCCCGTAAGGTTGTCACCCGCGCCGACGAGAACATTCGCCTCGGATACGTTCACCTGCTAGAGCCTTACACGGCCTCCCCGGAGCAGGACCCGAAGTTCTCGTGTATGCTCATCATCCCGAAGACGGCGAAGCGCACGCTGGCGGCGATCAAGGCCGCTCAGGCCGCCGCTATCGAGGAGCAGAAGGGCAAGTTCGGCGGCAAGGTGCCGAAGAACCTGAAGTCCACCCTCCACGACGGCGACGAGGACGCCGACCTGGAGCGAAACCCCGAACTTGAGGGGTGCTACTACATGAACGTCTCGGCCAAGCGCCGCCCTGGTGTCGTTGACCGCGACCTGAACCCGATTCTGGACAGCACCGAGGTGTACTCGGGCATCTTCGCCCGCGTCTCCATGTCGGCCTACTGCTACAACACGAACGGTAACAGGGGCGTGACCTTTGGTCTGGAGAATGTCCAGAAGGTCCGCGACGGCGAGATGCTGGGTGGCGGCGCGTCCCGTGCTGAGGATGACTTCGACGTTCTGGAGGACGACGAGGACGACATCCTGTAACATAGGCCCTGATGGGTCCCGACCCCCTCACTACCTTCTTGGTCCTGGTGGTGAGGGGGTCTTTTCGTCCCTGGGCTTGCGCCTTAGCGCTTGGGTGTGCTATGCTGGTTTTTGTCACCGCACGGGTGACCCCTGACCTGAAAGGACCAAGACCCATGCCCCGAACACATGGACTGCGTTCCACCTACGTTGCCGGGTGCCGCTGCGACCTGTGCCGCGCCGCCAACCGCGAGTACGGACGCAAGAAGTCGCGCATCACCGACCTGACTCCTGCCCACCGGGAGGCGCAGCGCGCCGCCCAGGAGGCCAGCATGGAGGCCGCCACCCGCTCACACCGCCCCTGGGAGCTGTGGGAGGACGAGGTGGCAGGGGACTACTCCCGGTCGATCTCGGAGATCGCCGCCGACCTCGGTCGCACCGTCTCCTCGGTGCGTAATCGCCGCGCCGTGAAGGGCCTTCGCGCCAAGTGGCACGCCGCCCACGTCCTCGAGGGAGGCGAGCAGGAATGAAGAAGTACCAGATCGACTGGGCGCAGTTCACCGCCGCCCTGATCACCATCGGGTGCCTGGTCGGTGCCATCGTCGCCATGTTCGCCATGCCGCGTGCGCCGTGGCCGGTGACGTTCCCCCTGCTGATCGTCGCCGCCCTGGGCGGGTGCGTTGTCAACGCGCGCCTGGAGGACCACTGGCTACAGGGCCTCTGGCGAGACCGGGAGGGCCGGAAATGAAGCAGCTCCAGATCGACTGGGCGCAGTTCATCCGCGCCCTGATCACCGTCGCCGCCATTGTGGTCGCCTTCCCGCTCCTGTGCGTCGCCTCCGTCGCCTTTGTGATCGCCCTCCTGCTCTCCCGCCTCGCCGCCCTCGTCTCGGTGATCCTTGACGAGCGCATGGAGGCCCGCACCTGGAAGGGGCAGAAATGACTACCCTCTACGTGGACCTTGAGACATACTCAACCACCGACATCAAGCGGGGCGTGTACCGCTACAGCGAGGACCCGGAATTCCTCGTCCTCATGGCCGCGTGGGCCATCGACGACGACCCCACCCAGGTAGCTATCGGCCACGAGGAGATCGCCGCCATCCCCCACCTGCTCGACGGCTCCAACGTCGTCGTTCGTGTCGCCCACAACGCGCAGTTCGAGCGCGTTTGCCTCTCCCGCCTCGCCGCCCTCCCGGTCGGCCACTACCTCCCGCCCGAAGCTTGGGAGGACACGATGGCGCTCATGGCCGAGTGGGGATACCCGCAGTCCCTGGAGGACGGGGCGAAGGCGCTCGGGGCCGAGCCGAAGGACGGCGCGGGTAAGGACCTGATTCGTTGGTTCTGCCAGCCCGCCCGCAACGGCAAGCGCCGTCTCCCCGAGGATCACCCGGAGAAGTGGGCGGCGTTTGTCGAGTATTGCCGCCAGGACGTGGACACGATGCGCGACATGCACAAGCGGCTCTTGGCGAAGCATGGGGCGTGGCCGACCGAGCAGGAGCGCCAGGTGTGGATCGCTGACCAGAAGGTCAACGACCGGGGCATTACCGTGGACCTGGAGCTGGCGGCGCACGCCGTCGAGGCCGCGAGCGCGAACACCGAGGAGGCCAAGGCCGAAGCCAGGGCGATCACGGGCGTGGAGAACCCAAACTCTCCCGCTCAGCTCCTCGCCTGGTTCGGTGGCCTCGTGCCGGACCTGAAGGCGGGGACGGTGCGCGACGCGCTGGCACGGGATGACCTTACCGCCGATCAGCGGCGCGTCCTGGAGCTGCGTCAGGGCATGGCTCTGACCGCGCATAAGAAATTCCAGGTGGCGCTGGATGCGGCCAGCCCGGACGGGCGGCTGCGCGGAGGCTTCAGGTTCTTCGGCGCGCACACCGGACGGTGGGCGGGGAGGGGCCTCCAGTTCCAGAACATGCCCCGCGCTGGCTTCGAGAGCGAGGTGGAGCAGGACGCGGCCCTCCTGGACCTGCGTCTGGGCCTCGGGGCCGACCCCCACGCGCTGAAGGCCCTCGTCCGTCCCATGCTGGTGGGTCCGTTCACGGTGTGCGATTACAGCGCGATTGAGGCGCGCGTGGTCGCCTGGCTCGCGGGCGAGAAGTGGGCGCTGGAGGCCTTCGCCGATGGCCGTGACATCTATGTCGAGACCGCCAACCGTATGGGCGGCGGCATGGGTCGCAAGGAGGGCAAGGTGGCTGTCCTGGCGCTCGGCTACAACGGTGGTGTGGGGTCGCTTCAGGCTATGGGCGGCGCGGCGCTCGGTGATGAGACTGTCCTCCAGCGGATTGTCGACCAGTGGCGGGCAGCTAACCGGAATATCGTCCGTTTGTGGGGTCGCGTGGAGCGTGCGTTCTATTACGGCGGGCAGGCGGGGGAGCATATCCGGGTGGAGGCCAGCGGGTCGGATCGGTTGGTGCGCCTGCCGTCCGGGCGCGCGGTGGTGTATCACCAGGTGCGCGCGTCTCGGGACGGTCGCCTGTCTTTCCAGGACCCGAGGCAGCGGTGGAGCACGGACACCTACGGCGGGAGGCTCGTGGAGAACATCACGCAGGCGGTCGCCCGCGACGTGCTGGGCGCGGCCCTGGTGCGTCTGGACGAGGAGGGCCACCAGGTGGTCGGTCACGTCCATGACGAGGTGATCGTGGAGGCTGCGCCCGGCTCGACGGTGCAGGCGGTGCATGACGTGATGGTGCGGCCCCTGGATTGGTCGGAGGGCCTGCCCTTGGAGGCGGCGGGCTACGTGTGTAGTCGTTATCGGAAGGATTAGCGCTTGCATGGGGTCGCCGGGTGCGCTATACTGACCTTTGTCACCGCCCCGGTGACCCCTATCCTGAAAGGACCCATCATGCCCCGTACCGTTATCGCCGTCGATCTGGACACCATGCGCGAGCTTGCCGACGAGGAGACTCGCGTCCGCTCCGAGGAGACCGACTGGAGCAACGTCGCCTACCGTGAGGAGGCCGTCCGCCGCGTCGAGGAGCGCCGCGAGACCCAGCGGATGGTCGAGGTGTGGGAGGCTCGTCGCCTCGCCCGCCTGACCGCCATCGAGAACGCGGCCTTCGGGGCCATGACCGACCTCTACATGGCGACCGTCTGCTACAGCTTCGCGGATCACGCCGTGGTCGGTAAGCTGGTGAAGGACGCGCAGGAGGCGCTCGCGGCGTTGCAGCGCTACGCGCTCGCGGAAGCCACGAAGTAGCGCTTGCACACCCGGCGAGGGTGCGCTATACTTAAATTGTCACCGAGAAACGGTGACCCACACTGAAAGGACCAAGACCAATGACCAACTTCCGCACCACCTGGGACCACACCAACCTCCACCTCGAGCACGTCACCGGAAGCCCCGCCAAGCACTTCACCGGCGCGATCTTCGCGGAACGCTTCGAGGCCATCAGCCGGGGCCGCTTCTTCGTCGGCAACATCTCCGTCACCTACACCAAGGGCACCGGCTACCGCCTCATCCTCAAGGCCGAGGACGGGAACCGCCTCCTCGAGGTCACCGAGAAGAACACGATCGGTTACGACCGCGCCCTGACCATCGTCTCCGAGTGGATGAACCACCCGGCCAACCGCGACCGCCTCCCCAAGGCGAACCGCTAACCCACACCAGGGAGGCCCCACCACCCGGCGGGGCCTCCCACCCACCACCCCTGAAAGGACACCATCATGGCAAACAAGATCGAAATCCCCGTCAACGACAACACCGGCAAGCTCATCTACTGGCCGCGCCAGCACAAGCTCGGCCTGCCCGGCAAGTTCGGCCTCATCCCCGCCGAGAAGATCGACCAGATCAGCATCGACCACCGCACCGTCGAGGGCGCGCCCGGCTGGCAGATCATCCACGTTCTCGCGGAGGGTATCCTCTACGCCTACAGCATCTCCGAGGCCAGCCTGAGCGACCTCAACGCGATTCGCCTCCAGGTGCAGGGCGCGCGCGACATCGCCCGCATCAACCAGCAGCTTGGAAACTGAGAAAGGACCAACCGCCATGACCATCACAGACGATCTCCTTGAAGGCGCTCGCGCTCTCAGGGACGCACTCGATGCCCTCGAGTTCTCCATGAAGTCAACCGCGCTCCAGCGGGGGCACGTCATTATCCCCGACGACGAGGTGACCGGCGAGTACCTCGCCTCTCTCCCGGTCGGCCTCGCCCTCGATGAGCGCGAGCGCGCCGCTGCCCAGCTCGATGACCTGTTTACCGTCCGCCGCGAGACGAGCGGTCGCGTCTTCTTCCCGCTCACCAATGAGCACAGCGGCAAGCTCGCCGTCTACGTACTGGAGCGCCACGACGACCACACGCACGTGAACTTCGTCCTCCGTGTCCGTCCCGTCGATCCGGAAACCCTCTGAAAGGACCAAGACCATCATGGACTACGGCAACAGCCCCCAGGACCTGCTCCTGCGCGTCGCCTCCGAGAAGGCAGCCGTCTATGGCATCTCCTGGCGCAAGCGCGGCGAGGCTTTCTCCATCGTCCCGAACGTCGCTAGGAAGGTTGACCGGCTGGGTGCGCCCGGCGCGGGCGACACCGAACTGGACACGAGGATGGACCTCGTGAACTACCTCGCCCTGTACGTCGGCTGGACCTGGCGTAACATCGTCGGCTCCTACACCGCGCACGCCCCGGCCCTCGTCGCCCGCCCCGGCCGCATGGGCGACCTCGACTACGAGACCGGCGTGAACTACGACACCGCAGCCGCCGCCCAGGTGATCGAGCGCTGTGCGCGCATCCCCGCCAGCGAGGAAACGGACAGGCAGCTCATCCAAATGGTGACTCTCCACCTCGAGAGTCTTTGCGACGAAGTGCTGAGCCGCGAGCGCAGCCTAGAGCACAGCCTGGTGATCCTGAGCTGCCTCCTCAAGAACGCATGGGAACTCTACCGCCGCGAGTGGAACCGAGCGGTGGAGCGCAACATTGCCCGCGTCGCCCAGCAGCTCAACAGCTAAGACAGGAGCGAAGGCCCCTCCAAGCTGATCGGCTTGGAGGGGCCTCCTGCTATGCCGCCTACAGCGTGTCCCAGCCTTCCGGGAGCGGGTTGGACGGCCCCGCCGGGGGAGGCTCGGGCTGCGGTGGCGTTACGCCCGGCTGCGCTCGCGGATCAGGATCAACAGCAGGCGACGCTAGGACCGTGGCGGGCTCCAGCAGCTCCGCGATAGTCACATGCTGATCGTCCGCCAGGTCCATCTCGCGCTCAGCCAGCAGGCCAGCCGGGGTGAACACGCGGAGCCTATACCGCCCAGGGTGCAGGGCGCCCGAGCCCGGCGCGCGGCCCCCCGCCGCGAGATTACCCGCGACGAGTACGTTCCCGTCCGCTAGCTTGCCAGGGTCAGGGATGGGCTTCGCATTGATCGTCATGGGGACGATACGCCCGGTGGGGGTCTGCACGGACCCCTCAATGAAAGCAGTCATGACGACGCTCCTATGGTCGAGAGCGTATCCCGGAGCGCTTCATGCTCCGCCCACGCCGTCTCCTGGATATTGTCAATCCGAGCGCCCAGGTCGCGCATATCGCGGTCCTGGCGCTCGGTGATATTGGTGAGCACCTGACCGTGGGAGGCGAGCACCTGGCCGTGCGCGTCCAACGTCGAGCGGAAACCCTCCTGGTTCTGCTCGATGCGGCGCACCGCGTCCTTAATGCTGCCCCCATGATTCGGAGTCACCTCGTGATGGACTTCGGACAGCGAGGCCTCCAGCGCGTCCAACCGCTGGTCGATCTTCCCCGCTATAGCTTCGAGGGCGGAGGACGTTTCGGCCTGCTCACGCTCAGCGCGAGCCTTGCCGACCTGCTCCCGGACCAGGAGCGCCTCCGCCTTAGCCTTCTCTCGCCCCCACTTCATGCCAGCGAGGACGGACACAGCCGTCACCAGGCCGCCGAAGGCAACTCCGGAGGCGCTGATGACGGCCACGACCTCGCCCGGACTCACTGGGGCGAGCCCTCCCCGTCGCGCTCACCGTAGATCGGGGCCTCGTAGACCCCACCCGTGTGAGACGCGGCGATCACGAGAGCGATCAGACCCAGGGCCTTGTCCGCCACGTCGAGCCAGTGCGTCGACTGTTCCGGCGTGACGTACCCATAGGCCATGCCCAGGGCCAGGATTGCCGCGACAATGCCATAAAGGGCCTTGCGGCGCGGCGGCGTGAGAGCCGCCCACCGGGTGCGATCAGTCGTGAGAGCGTGCTTCGGAGCACCCATGATTACCAACCTCCATTCAGCAGCGCCTGCTGCATTGCTTCGACCGTCGGAGACGGCGCGTCCAGCGCCCCGTCGCCCTCCAGTCCGTACCGTGCGGCGAGTGCGTTCGCCGTGTCCGACCCCATGAGGCCGTCCGCCTCCACGCCGAGGGCCGTCTGCATGGCCTCGATGAGGAGGGAGCCTTCCGCGACCTCGGTGGGCACAAACTCCCAGCCGGACGTGCAGCCGGGCAGCGCGTCGCGGTTGACCGCAGCCTGGGACGACACGATGCCGTCCACGGTGGTGCCGAGGACACCCTGGAGGAGGCGGGTCGTCGCGTCGCCCCAGTAGCCGTCGACGGCGGGCTGGTGGGCGGCGGCGGGGACGATGCTCGCGCCGCGCAGCGCCGCCAGCGTCTGGGGACCGGGGATACCGTCGATCTCCAGGCCGCCATTAGCCTCCTGGAAGGCCTTAATCGCGGCGTAGGTCCGTTCGCCCAGGATGCCGTCCGCGCCGTCCTCGCCCAGGTCGTAGCCTCGCACGAGGAGCTGCTGCTGGACTTCGCGCACGTAGTCCTCGCCGTAGCCGTTCGGGTTGTAGCCGGTGCCGTGGCCGTAGGTGGACACGCCGCCCGTATCCGATCCCGTGTAGCGCAGGATGCAGTCCCACGGGTAATCGTAGTACGGCTTAACGTTGGTTTCGTTGGCCTGGTCGCCCGCCTGGCCGCCCGCGATCTCCCCACGCTCGTCAATCGAAGCCTGAGCGAGCAGACCGCCACCCAGGTAGACCGCCACGTGGTTGGCGTGGTTGAGGAGGATGTCGCCGCGCTCCAGGTCGGTATCGGGGTCGAGCATGTCCCAGCCGCGCGCCGTCAGCTCGCGGGCCATGTTGCCCGTGTAGGTAGCGTTACCAACGTCGAAACCGCGTGCCTTCAGCACGCCGATAACGAGGGCGGAGCAATCCGTCTCGCCACCCACGCGCAGGTCCCAACGGTTCCACTGGTCGTATCCCAGGTCGCCGTACTGGCACCACCACTGCATGTCATACGCGAAAGCGTCAATATCTGGCATGTTGTCAGTTCTCCTTCTTGTCCTTCAGTGCTTGCCGGAGGGCAAACAGCAAGTTCTCGTCCGTCACGGCGGCGAGGTTTTCGCCCACCTCCGGCGGGAGCTTCGCCAGCGCCTGCTTACGCGCCTCCAGCGCGTAAGCGTACACGTCGGCAATCGTGCCCTTGCCCTGATCGTCCGCGTTGGTCACGAGGATGTTCCTCCACGAGGCCTCCACCTCGTTCTCCGTCATGCCCAGGGTGGCCGCGAGGGCCACCGTCCGCTCCTTCAGAGTCGCGTCCTTGGACGCGGCGATCAGCGCCGTGCTTGATGCGGTCATAATATGTACCTCTCTCATCATGCCTTGATTATGTAGCCCACCGCGTAAAACGGCGGGAGGTTGTTGTGCGGCTGGTTGCCACCCGCAGCCGCCGCCTCCAGGTAGCCGAGCTGACCGCTCGCGGCGGCGGAGGGGATCGTCCACTTACCGCCCGAGCCTGCGTCCGACTGCCAGATACCCACACCGTTGAACCACGTGCCGCTGTAGCCCTGGCCGATCACCTTATGGGAGTGATACGGCATCTCAGCGGTGGTCAGGGTGTGGGTCTCCTCGCCACCCGTCTGCGCTCGCGGATGGGTGGCAGACGACCCCATGAGGAACCGCCCGCGCAGGTCCGGCACCATGAAGTCCGCGCCCGTCCCCGTCGCGCCCAGGACCGCCGCGAGCGCCGGATACTGAGCCTTCTTGTAGGCCGTGCCGTCGCACAGGAGCCACCCGGCGGGAGCCTTCACGCCCGCGTAGGCCACGACCGTACCCACCGGGGCGGACGATCCACCGTCGCCCGTCTGCGTCTCCCGCACCGTCCCGAGCAGGTACAGGCGGCGGTTGACGCTGACCGTCCAGACGCGGCGACCCGTCTTCAGGTCGCCCGCGAAGTTGATCGGGTCGGCTGCGAGCGGGGTCGCGTCGCCGTCGAGCTGCACGCGCAGCGGGTCGGTGCCAACCACGACGGCCCACCGGAAGACGGGCGCGAGGTCGAGGCGCGAGCGCAAGCCCGCCACCACATTCATGAGGTAGTCGAGGGCGGTCATAGGTCGGTCACCTCCAGGAGCTTGGTCTTAACGAGCGCGGTGGGGTCCAGGCTGTACTCGATCTCTTTCACCACGCCCTGCGCCGTGTGCCCCTGGCTCGAAAAACCGGCCACCTGGTTGGGCTGGAGGGGCACGGGCATGTGCTGGATGGTGATCGACGCGGAGGGCGTGGACACGTCGATGAGGCGGCGGCGCGCCTGCGAGTCAATCGACTCCTGGTTAGCCGCCTCCACGCCGGTCTGGGTCTCCACGATCCACCGTCCGCGCGCCTGGAAGGAGTAGGCGGACGAGGGGTCTTCGTTGGTCGCAACGCCTACCAGCGCGGCCTTATCCTGGCTACCCTCGGACACCAGGACGACTTTGTTGGGGACGCTGGCCGCGTCCAGCTCGCGCTCCCACTCAGGCAGGTGGATAGCTCGCGCGCCCTCCCGGAAGTCGTAGGCCACGCCGCGCGCCGCCGGACGCACGTAGGGGTCCAGGTGGACCTGACCCTCACCGTCCGGGTGCGCCGACCAGTAGCCCGCCGCGCTCAGCAGCTCGTTAGCAATGGTTAGCTTTGATTTGCCGGGGTCATACACGATGTCGGACGACGCGGTGGCCGTCGATGGGGTGATGGACAGGCGCTCCAGGCCGGTGTCGCGCAGCAGCCCCGCCGCCACGTCGACAAGGTTGCTCCCGGCCTTCACCACATACGTGCGGTCCACGCAATCAGCGTCAGGGAGAGCCAGCGGGGACGACAGATCAACGTCCCACGTGGACCCCGCCTCACCGTAGGAGCGGGTGGGAGCCGACAGGAGGAACACCCCAAGGCCCCACGACTGGCCAGACGTGGCGTAATCGACGCGCACGCGCTGAGTCATCCAGTCGATAGGTCCGCACGCCTCCGTCAGATGCAGGCTCCCAGACGCGCGCAGGCGCGTGGAGTTGCTCAGCGTGATGCTCCCACCAGTCACGCCGTCCAGACGGCGGATTACACGGTCTTTCGCGTCCAGGAGAGTGACCGTGTAATCCGCCTGCCTATGGGTGTCGAGGGCGCTCACTCGTCGGTCTCCTTCACCGTCCGCGCGAGCACGTCACGAGACAACTCGATCAGGCCGCGCCGGGTGATCAGAGACCCCCGGCCCTCCAGGAACCACAAGGCACGAGAGTCCTCGTCCGCCTCCGTAGTGAGGACCTCGCAGGAGACGGTCCACGCGCCAACCAGCGCGCCCTCCGGGTACTTCTCCCTGATCAGCTCCGCGAGCGCGTTTTCCACGTGGTCAAGCCGGTTACTCATGGTCCACCTCCTCGACCTCCAGCTTAACACTCCACTTGCCGGACAGCGCCCGGTCAGCGTTGAAGTCTTTGACCGAACAGTAAACGCGGCGGCCCATCGGGTCGCGGTACAGGAACGGCCCGGCCATGTAGGACAGCTCCTCCAGGCGCTGGATCATCCAGAAGTCCTCATCGAACAGGGTCGCGGACAGGCTCAGGGTCTTCTGGCGGTGCCGTCCGGCCATCTCCACGGCGCGCTCGCGGCCCGCGAAACGGTACAGCTTGCGGTTGGCGAGGCCCGTCTTGCACGAGTGCAGCGGGTCCCACCGCAGCGGCACGGTGAATCCGAAATTCTGGCCTCCCCCGATCCACATGGCCCACGACTCCAGGACAAGCTCCTCCGTGGTGACCGCCGACGAGGGAAGGGCCGACGTGGCGGTCACGCGGTAGGCCGCCGCGCCGTGACTGACCGACTGATAGTCGAGGAGCTGGCCAGACACTGGCAGGTCCTCGGTGATCGTCGTCCAAGACCTACCGCCGTCGTCGCTGCGCTCCACCCTGTTGCGCACAGCAGCGGGCTTACCAGCCTCCGGAGCCGGGTTCACCACCCGCACACGCACACACCCCGCCAAGTCGTCCCACTCCGGATACACGCGAGGAGCCGGAGGCTTCTCATAAGCCACGCCGAACGTCTGGTTAACAACGCGGGACTGCACTCCGTGCGCGTTCGTCGCAACCACAACCACGCGGTAAGTGCGACCATTCTCCAGGTACGTGTTCAGGCGGACGCGAGTCAGCGGCCCGCGCACCTCCTGCGTCTCCACCAGGTTGTTGCCGCCCAGGTACAGCTCGACGCGGGCACTCGACTGAGCCGGGCCACCCTGCGACGAATACGACCACGCCACCTCCACGAACGACGTTTTGACCGTCTGGGAGGGCGACTGGATCGACACGACGGGGCGCGGCTCCACGTAGAACGTCGCCCGGCGCGAGACCGGGGACGCATCCGCGTGCAGGCCCCACGTCTTCACCCAATACTCGTAGGTGCCGACCTGGAGCACGCCCACCGTCGCCTGCTGCTCGGTGGCGCGGCGGTCGAACGTCGGCCCCGGCGCGCCCGTCGCCTTCTTCTGATACTGGAGGCTGTAGCGGGTCTGCGGGCTGGAGTCCGTCGGATTATGCCGCCAGGTCAGAATCACCGGGTCGTCCGACGGGAAATACACGCCGTCCGACGTCGGCTCGGGCGCGTTCGGGCGCGCCAGGAGCTGCACCACGTTGGACGGGGCCGACTTCGCAGACTCCACGGTGCCACCCACGCACACGACGCGGTACTGGTGGGTCACGTCGAGGCGCGGGTTGCGGTGCAGCAGGAAGGCCTCATTGGTCTTGATCGAGGCCTTCGCAATCAGTGTGTTACCGTCGTAAACATCCCACCTGGTCGGAGTATAGGGGGCCTTGTTCTCCCACGTGATCAGAATGTCGCCGTCCGCGTTCTTCTCCGCATGGACGTTGACCGGCGCGGGCGGAGTCGTGTACACCGGATCCGCCTCCGCGTAGGCCGAGCCGCCCGCGCTGTTCTCAGACTTCACGCGGTACGTGTACTTATGACCGGCGGTCACATTGAAGGTGGCAAGGGAGGTCGCATTTTTTACCGGGGCGACAACTTCCCAGTCCGCGGACTCGTCAACGCGACGTTCCACCACGTAGTTGTCGATGGGGTTGGACTCGCCCTGGGGCGGCGCGATCCAGTCCACCGTGATCTGGGAGTCGTTCACGCGCGTGGCGTGGGCGACCGTAGGGGCGTTCGGAACGTTGACCGGACGTGCAGGCAGCGTCAGGTAGTTTTCTACCGCCGGGTTGCCGCCGTTCCAGATCGGCCCGAGGCTCGCGCCGATGCCAATCGTGGTTTCCTGGCCGTACTTCAGGGGGACGTTGAAGCTCCACTGCGACAGTTGCTTGTAGACCGTCTGCCCGTAGCCGGACGAGAAGCTGAAGGCCTCGGAGCCTTCGCCCGAGTAGCCCCACCAGCGCCAACGGTTAGTCCAATTGTGGCCGTAGCCGTCCGAGCAGGCGGTCACGGTCGCTGTGACCGTGACCGACCCGCTGGCGGGGTCGCCGGACCAGTCCAGGGCAATGCCAATGAACATGTAGCCGCTAGATGCTGACCATACGGTAGCCATACGCTGACCGTCCCTTCCTGTTAGAAGCCTGCGCCGAGGAGATCACGGGCGCGCGTGCGAGAAGCCGGGGCCAACGCGTCATTCACCGCGCCCCTGGCCGCCACCCTCATGCGGGCCATGAGCTGGCCGTCCTCGTCCACGACCACCAGCGTATCCGGCCCGCCCGCCTGCGCGGCGCGGTTCTGGAGCGCGTCCCACTGACCGGACGTAAAGACCGGCTCCGGCTTGCCCGTTTTATTCAGGACCGTGGTCAGGCCCGGCTGCAAATAGCCCCCATTGTCGAACTTGTACGTACCCGCCGTGGGAGACCCCCAGATACCCGTCTCGCGCACGAAAGCGCCAGGCTTCGGGGCCTCCACCATCATGCCGTTACCCGACGAGATAGCGACGTGCCAGGCCGGGTTTCCCCAGTACAGGAGCGTGCCGGGGACGCTGGCGTTGCCCGCGCTGGAGCCAGACTGGTAGCCCGCCGCCGTCAAGCGGGGAATCGAGCTGCCCATCTGGTGGGCGGCCCAGTAGACGAGGCCGGAGCAGTCGAGGCCCGGCGGGATGGACGAGCCGCCCCACACGTAAGGCACGCCGATAGCCTTCCTGGCGGCGTTGACGATGCCGACCGCGCCCATAGTCTCGGTCTTGCCCTTCAGCCAGTTGGCGAAGCCGTCAATCCAGATGCCGGGGACGGCGCGCATCGAGTCCGAGATCATGCCCGAGCCAGGCAGATTAGCCATCATGGCGTTAACGGGTGCCTTGATGAAGTTCGCAACGGCCCCGATGGGGTCAGCGATAATCTTCCCCATCGTGTCCGCCGCGTCCTTGATCCAGTCCCAGCCGCCCTTCACCGCGCCCCAGATACCGCCGTTGGCGTAGGCCGCGAACTTGACCCCCGTGTCCCCGCCAGGGATGTAGGAGGAGTGAGCGCGGGCCGCCGCGTTCATACGTGCCACGGCCTCGGGACCGCCCACCGCACGCACCCACTCAGGGCGCATAATGGCCTCGCCACCGGACAGGGCGAGCGCGCCGCCACCATCCGGGGAGAAGAAATGGTAGATGTCCCGGCCCGGCGTGTAACCGGGGAGGACACCACCCGAGGCGTACTCAGCGATAGGCGAGACCGCCGGGAGACGGAAGGACAGGCCCAGCTTCTCAGCCATGCTGTCCGCCGTCTTCTTGATACCGCTGGTGTACACCATGTTGATGATGAAGTTGATGGGCTTGGCGACCACGGACTTCACGCTGTTCCAGATGTTCGCCACGCTGTCCTTCATCGACTGGAAGGCCGACTGGATGCCACCCGTCACCGTCGAGATGATCGACGTGAGCGTGCCACTCATCCACGTGGCAACGTTGTTGATCGAGGTCTTGATGCCGTCCCAGATCGACGTGATGGCCGTCCAGAGCGCCTGCGCCCCGGCCTTGATGTTCTCCCACACGGTCGAGATCACCGGAAGGACGTAGGACTGGAACCATCCGGCGACCGTCTGCACCGTCGTCTGGATGCCCGTCCAGACGGTCTGGATGCCGTTCCACAGAAGCTCCGCGCCCGCCTTGATGCCGTCCCACACGGCGGTGATCACCGGAAGGACGTAGGACTGGAGCAGATCGGCTGCGACCTGCACGCACGTCTGGATGTAGTTCCAGTAGGCCTGGATGCCGTCCCACAGGAGGCCCGCGCCTGCCTTGATGCCGTCCCAGACGGCGACGATCACCGGGAGGACGTAGGCCGTGAAGAAGTCCGCGACGGTCTGCACCGCCGTCTGGATGCCCGCCCAGGCCGACTGCATGTACTCCCACAGGGTGGCGACACCCGTCTTGATGCCTTCCCAGGCGGTCTGGATATAGGGCCAGACGTAGGTCACGATGAAGTCCGCGATACCCTGGAGGACGGCCTTCCACGCCTCGATATACAGGGCGATAGCAGTCACCACGACCCACACGGCGACCTTGATCCCCTCCCACACCGACTCAAAAACGGGTAGGAGGTAAGTCTTAAACCAGTCGATCACGGAGCCAACCGCGCTCTTGATGCCCGCCCACATGCCGTCAATGAAGTTCCTGAAGGTCTCACTCTTGTTGTAGGCGACGACGAAGGCAGCGACCAGCGCGCCAATAGCGACGACAATCAGACCGATCGGGTTGGCATCCATAGCAGCATTGAGCAGCCACTGCGCGGCGGTGTACGCGCCCGTAGCCACCTTGCCCGCCACCATGGCCCCCTTCTGCGCGACCCAGGCCGCCGTCGTTCGGCCCACCTGCACACCCTGCTGCACGATGCTACGCAGGAAGTCGCCCGCGTACATAGCCTTCAGAGCGACGGTCTCCGCGAGGTCCCCGGCCTTGGCGACCTTCGCCGCCGTCCACGCCGACACCTGACCCCACACCTGGGTCGTCAGGGCGACAAGGCTCATGGTGCCGGTGACCGTCTTCCAGGCGATAAAGCCGCCCACGACGGACTCCAAGATGACCTTGTTCTGCACAAGCGCACCGAAAAAGCTCCCCAGCACACCCCAGAACGGGGACGACACCACGCCGCCCAAGAAGTTCACCACGCCAGGGATCACCGTCGTGGACAGGAAGCCCCAAATGTCCATGACGTTATCCCTGACCGATAGGATAAAGTCGATAAGGCCCGAGTCCTCCTCGACCCCGAAGAAGTTCCCGTCGAAGTTGCCGTTGACCGCGAGGTCAAAGAACGACTGCACGCCGGGGACGAGCGTTCCGGTCACCCAGTTGTACAGGTCGAGGCCGGTGTCTTTGATCGTGGTGAGGGCGGTGATCACGGCGGAATCCGACGCCAACCCGAACAGGTTCCCATCGTAGGAGCCAGTGGTGACCAGCGTCCAGATCGACTCCAGCGCCGGGAACAGGCTCCCGTTAATCCAGCCGAAAGCGGCGGACGCGCCCTCAGCGACCACACCCATGAAGTCCGTCAGGGCGGGCTTGATGCGGTCCACAATCTCCATGCCGCCCGTGACGAGCGCGGCCTGGAGGTTGCCCCACGCGCCCTCAATCGTGCTGGTAGAAGTTGCCGCCTCCCGAGCCACGTCGGTGAAGCCCAGGTCCAGAATCGCCTGGTTGAATTCCTGGGCGGTGATCTCGCCCTTCGCCATCGCGTCACGGAAGTTCCCCGTGTACGCGCCATTCTTGAGCAGGGCCTCCTGGAGCTTGCCAGACGCGCCCGGAATCGCGTCGGCCAACTGGTTCCAGTTCTCGGTGGTCAGTTTTCCCTGACCAGCCGTCTGGGTCAACACCATACCAACCGACTTGAAAGTGTCGGCGTTGCCGCCCGCGACGGCGTTCAGGTTTCCCGCCGCCTCGGCCAACTGGTCGTAGCCTTCCACGCCGTTGGCGGCGAGCTGGGCCGTGATGTTCTGGATGTCGGAAAGCTCGTACACGGTGTCGTCCGCGTACTTCTTCGTACTAGCGGTCAGCTTCTCGATCTCGTCCGACGCGACACCAGCGAAGGACAACGTGTTCTTGAATTTGTCGGTTGCGTCGCTGGCCGCCAGCGCCTCCCTGGCGACGTCCGCGAAGCCCACCACGGCACCGATAGCGCCCATAGCGCCGAGGGCGAGAGCCCCGGCCTTGGCGGCACTCTTGAAAGCGCCACCAAGGCCGGACTCGATCTTCTTCTCAGCGGGCTTGGTGTCGACGTCGCCCAGCTCCTTGCGGACGGAATCGTTCAGGCCCTTCAGGGACGGCGCGATCTGAATCCACGCCGTGCCCAGGCTAAAGCCGTTTTCCGCCACAATCCGCTCCTAACTGTGCGCCGCGACCCACCGTCGCGCCATGTCTTCACGCCTCTGGGCTTCTTCCTCCGCCCGCTCGAACCAGCCAGGCTCAGGCGGGGCGACCGGCTTGGGCACGTCGCCCTTCTTGCCACCCAGGGACGTAATGATTATACCCTCCAGACGGTGGTTAGCGGCGAAGGTCGCCGCCACCTCGTCCGTCCAGGCCGCCGCCCCACCCATGCGTTTACGGAGCAGCGACCCGGAGGGCAGGTTGTCGATCAGAACCTTGACACGACGCAGCGACAGGCCCCCGGTGAAAACCTCCGTCAGGTCAAGGTTGTAGGTCATCTGGAAGTCGGCCTCCAGCACCTCCCAGTGGTCCTCCAGGAAGGTGGCGAGGCCTATCAGTTTCCCTGGCGCAGGGACTGGAAGACCGACTGGACAAATTCGACCACCTTGGAGTATCGGAGCTTGCCGGACTCCTCACGAAGGGCGGTCAGCGCGGCCTCGCGCTCGCCCTCGTCCGGGATAAGCAGCTCCAGCATGGGGCGGTAGTCGCCCTGCTCCATTGCCACCATTGCGTCGAAGTCGTCCACGTCGGTGGGGTCCACGTCCAGGGCAACGCCCATCACCTCGACGTGAACGGGCTGGGGCGCGCCAGTATCGCGCTTGGACTGAGCCTCACGGCGCGCCAGCTCAGCGGCGGAGGGGGCCTTGGTGGTCTTACGGGCGGTGGTGGTCTTGGTAGCCATGATGATCTGTTCTCCTAAAATAGGCTATCGGTTAATTTGTCTGTTCTCCAGGGGGTGTGATGCCCGCCCGCGCGCCGGGAGAACAGACACGGCGCGCGGGCGGGAGACCAGGGGTCAGACGACCTTCAGGCCCTCCTCATCGGTCAGGAGGACATAGCCGTCCAGGACCTCGAGGTTGTACTCGTACACGGTAAGCTCGCCAACCTTGTACAAGATATCGCTACGCTCGCCAAGCTCCAGGCGCTTGAACACGTAGCGACGCTGCTTGCCCGTAGACACGTCGAACAGGTCCGCAACGCCCACGAGGCCCTCGACCTTACGGGAGGTGGAGACCTCCATGCGGGTGATCGAGGACGTGCCCGCCGTGACCTTCTCGGTCTTCAGCACGCCCAGGTAACGCTTCAGGAGTTCCAGCTTGGACTCCAGGAGCGAGGCCTTGAACGTGGTCGAGGACTCGGACATGTACGTGCGGACAACGCCGTGGCCCTGGTGGCCTCGGACCTTGTCCACAGAGTCGGACATGCCAAGGCCCATGCCGTCCTCGGACAGCCAGCCCACGTCGATCATGCCCGCAGGCATAGCCGTGGTCAGGTTGGTGATGGTGGAAAGGTCGGTCCCGGCGGGACCGAGCCACAGCGTGTCCTTCTCGGACCCCGCCATGAACGCGAGATCAGCATTAGTCTTGCTCATGCTGCAACTCCTAACTTCGCAGTGACTTGGTACGTCGCCGTGTAGCGACGCATGTCCGTGTCGGGGTCGGGCAGCTCCGCCGGAGCGGGGGACTGCACGACGGCCACGGGGCCGTCCGCGCTCGGGAGAGCGTGGACAGCATCCCCTACGCGGCGGGCGAGTTCGCCCGCCCACCACGAGGTAGGCGCGTAGGAGTCGATGGTGATCTGGGCGGTGTAGAGCACCCGGTCATGCTGACCGGGGCCTCCCGTCGCCAGCACGAGGACGTAGGGATGCGGGTCCTCCTCGGTGGAGGGGCGCACGCCGCCCACCGAGGTGCCCGCCAACTCGCCCTCGAGACCCTGGACGATGCCAGGGGTGTTCAGGTAGTCGATCACCAGCTTCTGGAGATCGGGGAGTGGGTGGCTCATCGTTAGCCCCTTCCTACGGCGCGCTCCAGCACGTGGTCGCGCGCCTGATTCTTGCGGGCCTTGTACGTTTCCGGGAGGACGTAGGCGCGGGCACGGTCCTTACCGACGCGCACGCCCGAGGTGAAGCCCTCCCCGGCGCGAGCGGCGACCCCCGCCGCCTTCCTGGCGAGCAGGGCCTGCACCTCCGACCCCTTCAGTATGGCCTCCGCCGTCCGCTTGTTCGGCTTGAACCTAACGCTCACGCGGGGCCTCCTTCCGCAGCCTCAGATATACCCCCAGGGGGTACCCTACCAGGGAGCCGACCGGCTCCCACACGCCACCACGAAGACGCACACGGTCACCAGGCAGGACAGAGGCCGGGGCCTCGTCCCGATTATCCCAGTAGATCGTCACGTCCTCGCGCGTGCCGTAATCCTCGCCCGTGCCCTCGCGGTTCTCGGACTCCGTGGTGGCGACCAGGACCGGGGCCAGCGCGATCTCCTGAACGTCGTGCGTGCGGAAGGTGACCCCCAGGGGGTCGCGCTTCGGCTCCGCACGACGCAGCAGCGTCGCCTGTTCCTTCCAGGCATCCATGACGCTCACGGGCGACCCCCAAACAGGGTGTCAGCCGACCCGAAAAACGAGGCCGTAGCACCGTTTATGTCGTCCCGGTCCTGCCTCGTCAGGAACATATCCCCGCTCGGCGTTGACCACGACGTGGACATGGTGAAAGGCCCCGTCGTCTGGGTGACCTGGGAGGCATCCCCGGCCACGCCCGCCGGACGCTGGCGAAGCGCGCGGGCGACGACGCGGCACACGACCGCCACCCGCACCGACTCCGGCGCACCCTCCCAGCCCGCGCAGCGGTGCCGGATGAGGTCGCTCGCGTCCTCCAGGAGGACCTGAGCGCGCGCCGGGGCCGCGTCCACCACCCGAAGGTCCTCGGGCGTGAGACGGTCGCGCAGATCGTCAAGCGTGGCGAAGGCAAGGGCGGTCACGTCAGACCAGCTCCTCGTCGGTCTTCTTGCCGGACTTCTTGCCCGGCTTCTCGTCCCCGGCTTCAGCCTCGGGAGCGATCAGACCCAGGTCCTCCACGCGAGCCGCCAGCTCGCGGACCTCGCCCGCCAGCTTCTCGTCGGTGACCGTGGCCGACCCCTCGGTGAACTGGACGCTGCCCGAGGGCAGGACCAGAACCGGCAGAGGTTAGTTGAATGATAAAATGTCCCCGTTTTTCTCCTCGATGGTGGCCCGGCGGCGGGGCCGATGCTCAAGGCCCCGCCGCCGAAGACGATCACGACAGCTTCAGCTTGCCGTGGTGCATCTCGGAGCCGTAGGACAGGCCAATCTCGCCGTAGAGCTGGACGCGATCAAACGCACCCGTCTTGGCGAGAGGCTCCGCGAAGAAATGGCCCTTGCCCGGAATCTCCAGGAAGACCGGGGCGCACTCATCGAGGGAGGCGACCACCAGCGTATCGGCGGGCATGTTTCGGTCGAGCATGATGTTGCACGCGCCGAAATCAGTTTCGATGGTCTGGACGTTCACGCCGCCGACCGTGCGGGACGACTCGCGATAGGAGTTGTCCTTAATGAAGACCTTGGACAGCGCGCGCTTGAGCTTGCCGCCCACGATGATCGTTCGGGTCTCGCCCTGCTGGATGCCGCCCTTCTCCCAGACCTTCTGCATGAGGTCCAGAACCAGGTCCTCGGTCAGAGCGCCGGTGCCCGCCACGACGTTGGTCGTGATGGCCTCGAGGAGGCCTCGGGTCTTACGCGCGGTCGTGTTGTCGGTGGGGTCCTGGTAGGTGCCCACCAGGAAGGACTTGTTCACGTCGCGCGCGATCTGCTTCAGACCCTGGTCGATCTGCCACAGCATCTCGTCCTCGGGCAGGGTCACTTCTCCGATGGTGACCGTCTTCTCGCCGCCTGTGGAGCGCTGGCGGGTGACCGCCTGGCGCGTGTAGGACAGCTCGATGGCCTCCTGGTGAATCTCCAGGACGTTGCGGTTGGTGGAGCGCACGCGCTCCTCCGCCGTGGGGGCCTCCTGGCCTTCCTTGCGCTGTCGGTTCTCGTCAGCGTCGCGCAGATCGTAGGTCTGCCACTCGTAGAGGGTGGCACCGGCAGAAACGCCGCCGGTCAGGCCGCCGATAGCGGACAGGAACGGGGTGTCCTCGGGGGACACGGCGAAAAGCTCGCCGACGTAATTGGGCAGGTTGTAGGTCGTACCCTGACCAGTGATACCGGCCATTGTTTCCTCCTAGATCAGGTTGGAGACAGACGCGAGCTTCGCCAGCTTCAGGCGAGAAACCGCGTTCGTGTCGTTGTTCGCCTCGGCACGGACAAGCATCTCGTCCACGCTGAGGACCTCCCCGCCGGGGTTTTTCGTCCCCACGGTGGGGAGCGTGGGCGTGGAGGCGACCCCGGCGGGTGCCGGGGAAGACTTAGCGAGGCCCGCCAGGGTCTCGTTCAGGGCCTCAAGGTCCGCGTCGTCGCGGATGAAAGACCCGAGCGAGGCCGGGATGCCCGCCTTCTCCAGGCGCTGCGCGCGCTTCGCCGCGCGCTCGCGGGCCTCCTCGCGGTCGCGCATCTCCTGGAGCTGCGCCTGAAGGGCTTCGACAGTCTCCTGGAGTGCCTTCACCGCGTCCGGAGTGCCCTCAGCCGGTGCCTCGGGAGCCGCCGGGGCCTCCTCGTCCTTGGCCTCGGGCGCTTCGGGGGAGTCCGCGGACTCCTCGGAGGCCTCCTCAGCCGGTGCCTCGGGCGCTTCGGGGGCCACCGGAGCGGCCTCAGCGGGCGCTTCAGGCGCTTCGGGAGCCGCCGGAGTAGCCTCCGGTGCCTCGGGGGTCTGATCGACGGCGGGAGCGGCCTCCTGCGCCGCCTCCGTGGCCTTAGCCTTCTTGCTCATTGCTGTTCTCCTTCTCCCGAGAAGCCGCCAGCTTCTCAAGCCTGCGCGAGCGGAGCGCCCGCGAGGGACGATCCACACCCTGACCATCCGAGAACATTTCGGGGTGGCCGTCCCGCATATACGCCGTAATTATACGCCCAGATGGTGCCTTCACACCATCTTTCACCGCAGCACGGCGCGCCGACAAGTACGCCGCGTACATATCGTCCGGATGGTAACCAGGCAGCGCCTTATGCTCCCAGTCCGGCACAATGCGACAGTCGCATGAGTCGTGGTACTCGTGCCCTGCGCCTCCCGCGAGGTCCTTCGAGTGATACACCCACCCCCTGGAGGCCAGGAGCGTGCAGAAGGCGCACGTTTTGCCGACCGGGACGCGCGCGAAGCGCGGGGCGCTCGGGTCCAGGTCCGCCGCCCGCAGGATCGACCGGCGCGCCCCGGTCTGAATCTCGCGCCCGATGGCCCCGGCCACGACGCGGATAGCCCGGCCCGGGTTGTCCTGACCAAGGCCCGCCGCGTAGCGGCTCAGCCGGTCGATCCGCTCCACCGAGTCAGCCGGGATCAGCGCCTTCGGCGTGTACGCTGTCTTGTACGCCGGTCGCAGCTCCTGGTACCAGTCGAGCGCGCCCTGCGTGAGCGCCGGGCCGTAAGCGTCCACGAGCTGCGCCAGGAAACGCTTCATCTCCTCACGCGACAGCGGGATGTCCTCGAAGTTCAGGACGCGGAACAGGCTCACCAGCTGGTCCTCCGCGCCCGTGAGAGTCGCCCTGACCAGCTGATCGTAGACCTTCAGCTGCTCAGATGAGGTCAAAATCACCACCCCCGGCGGCGGGGCCGCGAGCGCCACGCAGAATCGCGTCCAGGTTATCCCGGCCCCGCTGCTGCTCGATCTGCGCCCGCATCCGCGTAATCTGCTGGCGCGTGTAACCCAGCTCCTCCAGGGCAACGTCCGTCTTGCCGATCTCCGGGATGGCCTGAATTTGCTTGATCATGGCATCCGACTGGGAGACAATCGACGGGCGCGCCGGGTTGCGCCAGTGCGTCGAAATACGCGCCGCGTCCTCGGGCAAGACCCCATCACGCAGCATCAGAATGTTGCGATACACGCGGTTAAGCGCGTAGCTGTTCGCGTCGTTGAAGTCGCTCGCTTCGGTGACCAGCTCCTCGCGCGCCGCGTAAATCGCATCCGCCGAGGACGGGTTGTCCTGGACGATGCCGAGGGACCCCACCGGGAGGGACAGCGCGCCCGCCAGCTCCTGCGCCAGCTCACGGAGCTGGTCGACGTAGGGTTGCATGGACTGCTGGGGGATCATATCGACCTCGGGCAGGTCGCCTTCCTCGTCGCGGGATATGCCCTTGACCGACCCGAGCCGCCAGCTCCAGGACCCCTTAATCTGGTCGAACGTCGACTTGTCCACGCCGCGCAGGAGCAGGCCGGGAGCCGTGAAAAGCTCGCTGGACACGTCCATGCGCATCGAGGCGCGCACAGCACGGTCCACGATGGACAGCACGCCATCCGTCAACCTGGAGCGCCCCAGCGGGCGATCCAGGTTGCCGCGATAGACCAGCGCCTCCATAGGCGTGCGGCCCAGGTGGTGCTCCACGTGCCCCGTCACAAACCACCCCTGCGTCCCCAGGGGAGCCATGCTCACCATCACGTGCGGGGTGAGCAGAATCAGCTCGGTTGGCCGACCGAGGTAGTCCGTGTCGTTGATGAGGAGGCCCGCGCGGATGCCCCGTCGACGTCGGTCCCACAGCGCCGCCGCTGTCATGGCCGAATAGGGCAGGACGAGGACCGGCGGGTCACCCGCCGCCACGTCACCGGGCAGCGTCGCCAGGAAAGCCACGCCATGCGTCGCTGCGCTGGCGACAGCCTGCCCGATCTCCGTCGAAAAACGGTTCTCCTCCAGGATCGAGGCCAGCCCATAGGGATCCTCCGACCCGTCCGGGGCCACCACCCCGTCCCAGTGGCAGCGCGACGTGAGCGAGAAAACGGCCTTCTCCGGCCAGGTGGACACCAGGCGCAGGTCGCGCGCGATCTCCCGAGGCAGCGCAATGTCCAGCGAGTCCACGTACACCTTGCAGTCGAGATAGGCCTGGCGGCGTGCGTTGCCCGGATAGCGCGCCTGCCACGTGTTGACCAGCTCCTCGAGGGTCGCCTGGAGGTCGCCAGGCAGGCCCGCCACGGTGGGCGCGGTGAATAGCTGGGGTCCCATGCCCGCGATCAGACGCAGGTCGACGTTCGTACTCATGCAAGGGCCTCCTGGCGCTTGTTAGGACGGCGGCGCGTCGTCCGCGCCATCCACAGCGCCACGCTCACGGCCTCCAGGGGCACCTCGTCGCCCTCCTGGGCCGTCGAGTGCCACCCCCAGGCACCGTCCACCGTCCTGATCTTCTTATCTGACACCCCCACAGACGCATCCAGAGGGTCGTTGCTCGCATTATACCCGCCAGGATGCGACACCGTGCGACCCCGAACCGCGTTCAAGAAGCCCGAACACGCGGTGAAGTACTCCGCGTTGTCCAGGACGTGCAGATAGCGACGGGGCGGGCGCAGCGCGCGCAGGTCCTGCTGGAGCGCCAGAGCGCCCGAACGGCCAGACACACCAACCGCCGAGTAGCGGCCCCGCCGACCGTACAGCCACTCCGCGAGCGCCGCGCTGCTCATGGTCGAAAAATCGCCGGCTTCGAGGTCGATCAGCTCCACGTGGGACACGCCCGTCTTGCGGTCGTGCAACGCGCCAGCCACCGCGACGCGCCGCCCATCCTTCGAGAAAGCCACCCCCAGCGCCCGCACGACGCGATCCGAGGCCAGCTCGAGCGGTAGGGCCGTGACCCCGGTCGCCTCCCAGTCATCCAGCGAGATCAAGCGGCGGGTCGCATCGTCCGAGGCCCACCAGCCGAGGCGCTCGCGGGCGAAACCATCGTCCGAGTACCGTTTGCGCTCGGCCTCGATCACGCTCATCTTCAGGCGACCAGACGCGACCGCCGGGTTGGTCCGCACCCACAGGTCCCGGTCGTCCAGATCGACGTCCGCAAGCGACTTGGGCAGACCAGGCGGAGACCACTCATCCCAGCACGTGCGCGAAGACTCACCACTCAGCGCGTCGCGGCGCACGCGCGAAAACACCTCGCCGTCCGCCGTCGGACCCGGCGGCGTACCCGTGTAAATCCACTGCGGGTCACCCAGCGGGGCCGCCGACGTGGTGGACAGAAGCGCCTCCAGCGCCTCGTCCGTAAGCTGCTGGGCCTCATCCATCACCAGGACATCGACCGTGAAGCCACGACCGGACCCCTTCGAGCGCGCCGCGATCTCAATAGACCCGCCATTCTTCAAGAAGATGGCCTCCTGGCCGTTCACGTTGCGGATGTTCTCCACGAGGGCGTTCAGCTCGGGGAACTTCGCGCCTGGGTCGTTGGCCTTCTGCCCAAAAAAGTGCTTCAGGCGGCGGAAATGCTTCTGCGCCGTCTTCACCTCGTGCGCCGTGTGCAAGATGCGCTCACCGCGCCCGATCACGCCGAACAACTCCCTGATCTCCAGGTCGGCGTTTTTGCCGTTCTGGCGGGGCACCGCGAGGCCGCACGTGAGGTTGGCCCAGCTATCGCCCGCCGTCGCCAGCCAGTTGTCAAGCACCCACGCCTGCCAGGGGTCCGGCACCAGCTTGTAGTCGGCTGCCAGGGATATGGCGAGGTCCCCCAACGAGTCAATCGAGGGGGACGTGATGGTCACGCAGGGGCGCTGGGAGGCCTCCAGCGCCTCCCGGCTAGGAGGCGCGGGTGTCACGCTTACGCATCCTAGCCTTGAAGATGTCCACGGCGGTCTCCTCGCGGCCCTTGGGCGGCGCGGGGGAGGCCGAGGACACAGGGTTTTCCAGCTCGTAGAGGTCACGGGACAGCTTGTTGGCGGCGTTCAGGAGCGCCGACAGGCTATCGGGCTTCGCCACCCGGATGGCCTCCCGTGCGGTGTCCAGGAGGTCGCGCAGCTCCGCTTCGCGGTCGTACTTCTCGGGCATGTCAGATCAGCCCCGCCGCGTCGGCTGGCAGCACCTCGTGGATGCCGGACTTCTTCAGGCACGTTTCCATGAGATAGGAGACGTTCACGCCGGGCGCGATATAGGCCCTGACCGCGCCGTCAATGGCGCGGTTGCGGTTCGCCGCCGTGATCTGCTTGGGGGTGCGCAGGTACACGCGGGCGCGGCGCTTGCGGTCCTCCAGGTACTCCGCCCGGTGAAGCGAGTGGGTGCGGTACGTGGGGTCGTACTGGCCGACGAACGGCTGGAATTTGCGGCGCAGAGCGTCGCGGTTCGGGAAGATCACGACGGAGTACGCCCCGTTGGGGGTCTCGTCGAGCAGATCGAGCAGGTCAAAGTCGTTCATGGGGCCGATTATAGCATATCCGGGTGGTTTTAGCGCGTGTGTTTTCTAGCGCTTAGGGGTGGTTTCGGGTACCCCAGGGGGGTATTTCGCTTGGGCCTCTGGGTGTTCCTGGTTGTTGGGGGAGGGGATACCGCCCCTTGTCAAGTGGTAAGTTTCCATTTCGGGCGTGAGGTTTGCCACATCCGGGACGTGGGTAGTAGCAGTTCTGGGGACTTCGGTCCTGATGGTCCGCCCCATCCACTCACGAACGGGTTTCGGGTTGGTGGTGTTCACCATTGGATGCCTCCGACGGTGTGGGCCTGGGTCGGCCTGGGTTGGCTTGGGATGGGTTTGGAGCCTCTGCGCTGGTTGCACTGTCGGCAGGTGACGCGGGCGTTGTCGATGGTGTCGCGCCCGCCTCGTGCGGCTGGCACCACGTGGTCCGGCTCGGGGCTGCGTGGTTGGAGAGTGGTCCCCCAGGCGAGTGGTTGTCCGCAGTCCGGGCAGTGCGTCTGTCCGTTGGCCCTCGCGAGGTGGAGGACGCGGACGCGCCAGCGTTTGTGGCGTGCGGTGCCGGTGCGGGAGGTGCCGGGTCTGGGGGTCATGGGGTGAGTGTAGCACGCGGGGCCTACCTCGTGTGGCCCCGGTGCGCCTACCTCGTGGTGTGCGCGGGGCGGGGCGGCGGGGTGAATGTGTCAAGTAGGTTAGCGGTTTGCTTCTGTTACAGCGTGATTTCAACGTTTGTGGGCGTTTTGTAACAAGAATTTGCCTTGTTACACCCTTGTTACAACCTTGTTACACCCTTGTTACGGGTGTTTTTCGTTGGTATTCCGGGCTTTTTTACACTGGTTGTAACAGAGCGTATCCATTTTCCTATATAGAGCAGATTTTTAGTGAAATTGTTCAGTAGTATAACAGGCTGTCTTACTATAGAACAATTTTTTCTTATTAGAAGTAAATAGGATTTATAGTTACGGGAACCGAGCGCTTTACCGCGTTTGCCTTGATATTCCGGGCGTAACAGGGTGTAACAAGCCTGTAACAAGAGTTGTAACAAGACCCGCGCTCCGGCTTGTATCCGAGTGTCTTATATAGAACAAGCCGAAACGCGGCACATGCGGGGCACGGGGCCACGAGGTCGGACCACCACCCGGCGGCGCTCGACACCACACCCATAAAGCGCTAACATAGGGCGTATGGAACGTATCGAACCATGCGGCAAGCGCCGCCCCTACGTCATCGACTATGCCCTCATCCCTGAGCCTGACTCTGATCGTCGGCTACTCGTGGGCCTCGACTCATGCGGCCACGTGTGGGTGAGCCTCACCGACGCACTCAGGAACACCGGCCTGATCGACGCGCCGCCTACCTACCGTGCGACGGTGATCGGCCTCGGTGGTGGCCGCGTCGTCCGCCCTCGCCTCGCGCCGGGGCGTATCCGCGCCATGCTCCCGCTCATGGTGGACGCGCCGGGGTGCGCCGCGCTGATCGCCCATACGGGGCGCGCCGGTCTGCTGACCTACCGCTCCGACGTGCGTCGGTGGATCGACCACACGCTGGGCATCTACTCCCTGGTGGGCGTGAACGCTGCGCCCGTGGTGTATCCCTGGCCCGAGGAGGTGGCGGCGTGAGCACGGAGCTGGAGTCTTTGGCCGAGCGCCTCCTGCACGACAGGGTGAGCGCGGCGGGTGGGTTGTGCCCGAAGCTCGCGCCGACGGACGCGGGTATCCCTGATCGCCTGGTGATCTGGGAGGGTCGCGTGTATCTGGTGGAGCTGAAGCGTCCGGGTGGGCGTGCGCGGCCTATCCAGGTGGCGTGGCATAATCGGGCGCGCCGGGCGGGCGTGGAGGTTGTTCTGCTGAGTGGGACGGTGGAGGTTGCGGCGTGGTTGGATGATCTGGGGGTGCCGCCGTTGCCGCCGCGTCGTCGTGGGGGTGGCCGCGTCCGCCGCTTATGCGACTGACGTTACACGCGCTAGGTGTTGCACTACTGGTCTTTGGGTGTGCTATACTGATTACGTCACCGAGAGATGGTGACCTGAACCGAAAGGACCAAGACCATGAGCCGCTACTTCTTCTCCGCCGTTAGCCTCCAGGGTTTCAACGCCGAGCAGATCGACCTGATCAACCGCGTGGCCGCGATCGAGTACGAGGCCCTGGGCCGTGAGCCGATGCTCGAGGAGATCAAGGCCGACTACGCCGACGAGCTGAACGCCCTCGCCTGACCCACCCCGGAGGCCCCGCCACCCCGGCGGGGCCTCCACACCCATCGAAAGGACCAACCATCATGACCACCCCCGAACTGCCCGAGTTCGCCTACAACGTGCAGACCCGCGCCGCCCGCATCGGCTCCCAGATCGTCCTCCCCGTCGACGGCATCCGCCAGACCACCAACGGCTACGGGCGGCACTTCATCACCCTGACCATCCCGGTGTCCTGCGTCATCGTTGAGGACGATCCGACCGGACCCGTCAACCCAGCTAACCCCTTCGTCACCCTCGACCTCTGAAAGGACCAAGACAATGACCGAGAACAAGATCATCGAGCAGATTCGCCAGCTCCTGCGTATCGCCTCCGACCGGGGCGCGTCCATCAACGAGCGCGAGCTTGCCCAGCGTCGCGCCGAGCGCCTCATGGTCCGCTACCGCATCGAGAGTCTGCCCGAGGGCGACGCGCGCGCCAAGGACGAGGACATTACCTCGATGGAGGTGGAGATCAAGGGCGGCTCCGCGTCGATGGCGCGGGCCATCGTGGACGGCCTCGCCACCCTCGCCCGCGCGCTGGACTGCTTCTGCTCGTGGAGGACGTACAAGCGGCACACCCTCGCCACCATCGTCGGCACCCGCTCCGACCTCGCATACGTCAGCGAGTTCTACAACGCCGCCGTGATGTCCTACCCGTCGATGCTGAAGGATCGCCTGCGCTACGAGGACTTCTACAGTGAGTCCGAGCGTCGCAGGTTCCGTCGCTCCTACGTGATGGGTTTCTTCCAGGGGATCGCGGACAGGATCGAGATCGCCACGAGGGAGGAGACGACCTCGACGGGTCAGGACCTCGTGCTGGCCTCCCGCTATCAGCGTGCTGAGGCGAAGGCCAGGGATGGTGTGAACATTCGTCCGGCGCGCGGCCTCCTGATCGACCGTGACGGGGAGGCGAGCGGCGAGCGCGACGGCTACGTGTCCGGCATTGGCTGGATGGGTGAGCGCCTGGACGGGCCTCGCGTGGGTATTGCCGCGTCCTGACCACCGCGCCCCGCCGCCTTAGCGCTTTGTGTTGCGAAGGGCGGCGGGGTGCCCTATACTAAACATGTCACCGCCCCGGTGACCCCACCTCCGAAAGGACCAACTACCATGAACACCAAGTACACGCTCGCCTGTTTCGGCATCACCGTGGGCCTTGCCGTCGCAGCCGCTGCGGCCCCTGCGCTCGCGGCCCCCACCAGCCCTGAGCCGATCAGCGCCCAGGTCACGAAGGCCACGTCCGCGTCGCGCCAGACCACAAGCGAGGTGACCGTTGAGGGCACCTGGGCCACCCCGCGCCTGACGGTCGGCTCGACCCTCACCGTGGCCAGCGTCGACGGCGGCTTCAACTGGCGCGCGGGCTTCCCGTTCACGCTGGACGACGGCACCCGTATTGGTGAGTGCGTCGCCGACCAGTCCACGCTCACCTGCACGGTGACCGAGGTGCCCGAAGTGTGGGCCGCGAAAGAGAACGTGTCCGGCACGTTCCATGCTCGCGCGCAGCTCACCGATAAGGCGGTGGGCACTGAGTCCACCCAGATCACCCTGAATGGCGAGACCGTCCGCACGCTCGTGTGGGGCGACCGTGAGGGCACCGGCACGTGCAGCAACGACTGCGCCAGCCCGGCGCACTACGAGTACGCCCGCCCCGAGACCGTGAAATACGGGTGGACAAACGCCAATAGGTCCATCGGCTGGGGCATCCAGTGGAAGATCGACCCCGGCACCGAGTACACGATCACAGATGAGACCAACGCCCTGCACGCGGCGGTGAAGTGCTCGACCGGCCCCACGTGGGACCCCAAGACGACGAGCTGGACGGACGGCAGGCTGGACGACACGAAGCACACGCTGACCTTCACGCCCCCGGTGGGCGCGCTCGTGTGCGTGACTTTCCCGGATGCGACGAAGCCCGTCGAGGGGCAGACCACCTACACGAACAAGGCGACAATCAACGGCGCGTCTCTCGAAGCGACCGCGACCGTGAAGGCCTCGGGAGGCACGGATGGCGACGGCACCGTGAAGCCCACCCCCGCGCCTGCGCCCACTCTGACGACTGAGCCGACCCCTGCGCCCACTCCGACGACTGAGCCGACCCCTGCGCCCACTTCGACGACTGAGCCGACCCCGAAGCCGACACCCACGCCCACGCCTACTCCGACGACGGAGACGACCCCGAAGCCCGAACCGAAGGCCGACGCACAGCCCGCCCCCGCGCCCACGACGCGCCTCGCCCGGACCGGCGCGACCCTCGACGGCATCGGCGTTTCCCTCGTGACCCTTCTGATCGGCGCGGCGCTCGTCATCGGCGGGCACATCATCGACCGCCGATTCACCAAGTAACACCCCCGCCCGGTGGGGCCGCTGGACTGTCGGCGGCCCCACCCCTTGAAAGGATCCATCATGCTGAACTTCCACGCCCTCGAGGTCAACAGGACCACTGGAACCGTCTTGCTCGACGGCTTCCCGATCACCACCATTGGGGAGATTCAGCCCCACCTGTCGGAGATTGACGGCTTTCTGTCCGTGACCGTCACCCTCCCTCTGTCTTCGATCACAGTCAAGAATCCCAGCGGGTCTGTCCGCGTCGATGCGCCCGAGGCGGGCGAGTGAGCGCGCCCCTGCGCCTCCACCCCTACCAGCAGGCGGCGGTGGCTCACCTTCGGGCGCACGACCGGGCGGGCCTCTGGCTCGACATGGGCCTAGGCAAAACCGCCTCGGTCCTGTCGGCCCTGGAGGAGCGTCACTTGCCAGCTCTCGTGACGGCCCCGGCGCGCGTGACCCGCGACGTGTGGCCCGAGGAGGCCACCAAGTGGAGGCCGGACCTGCGTGTGGTTCCCGTCGTGGGCACTCCGGCGCAGCGGGCCGCCGCCTGGGCCACCGACGCTGACGTGTACGTCATCTCCCACCAGCTCCTGGGGGAGGCGGCGCGCCAGCCACACGGGTGGGAGACCTTCATCCTGGACGAGGCCAGCGGCTTCAAGAACCACCAGGCGAAGCGGTGGAAGGCGGCGCGCCTGATCGCCAAGACCGCCTCCTGCGTGTGGGAGATGACCGGCACTCCGTCCCCTAACGGCCTCCTCGACTTGTGGGCGCAGATCTACCTCCTGGACTTCGGGGAGCGCCTCGGGCGCACGATCACCGGCTATCGCCGTCGGTACTTCATGGAGGCTGGTCGCCTCCCGTCTGGCGTGGTCACCGGCTACACGCCTCGCCCCGGCGCGTCCGAGCGTATTCACGCGCTCCTGGAGGACATCTGCTTGTCGATGGGCACGGAGGGTCGCCTCCAGCTCCCGCCGCTGACCATGAACAGGATCGAGGTCGAGATGCCGGCCTCTGCGAAGCGGGCCTATAAGGACATGGCGACGCAGCTCGTCGCGGACCTGTCCCTCCTGGGCGGGGTGCGGCACACCGCATCGACCGCCGCCGTCGCGTCCAACCGCCTGAGCCAGATCAGCGCTGGGTTCCTGTACGATGACGACCGAAACGGCTGGGACTGGCTGCATCACGCGAAGCTGGACGCGCTCGCGGAAGTCATCGAGGGCACCGGCTCCCCCGTCCTCGTCTTCTACCGTTTCCAGGCCGAACTGGAGATGATCCAGGAGCGATTCCCCGAGTCCGTTCACGTGAGTGAGTCTGGCGCGGTGAAGCGGTGGAACGCTGGCCGTATCCCGATTCTGCTCGCGCATCCGGCCAGTGCCGGGCATGGCCTGAACCTCCAGCACGGCGGGCACACCATCGTGTGGACCAGCCTCCCCTGGTCGCTGGAGCAGTGGCAGCAGGCCAACAAGCGACTCCAGCGGCAGGGGCAACAGCACTCCGTCGTCGTTCACGTGATCGAGTCTCGCGGTACGCTGGACTCGAACATCCTCCGGGTGCTCGATGGCAAGGCCGGTGTCCAGGCCGCGCTCATGGAGCACCTCGAAAGCCTCATCTAGCAGGAAGGACCAAGAACAGATGAGCACCAAGACTTCCGCCGATCTCACTCTTGACCTGTCGGTCGCCCCGTCGGTGTCGTCGCGCAGGTGGGAGGCAGCCACGCTGACGTGGGAGCGCCTTGTGGATCGCGCCCACAACCCGGAGTCCGTGAAGGATTGCGGCGGGTACGTCGCCGGTCGCCTGAAGGGCACGGCCCGCCGGAAGGGCCAGGTGGAGTATCGTAGCGCGGTGACGTTGGACGCGGACGCGGCCTCCGAGACCCTGCCCGCCGTCGTCGCGGGCCTCGGACTTCGCGCCCTCGTCCACTCGACGTACAGCCACACCCGCGCGCACCCACGGTACCGCGTGATTATCCCGATCATGGGACCCGGATTGAGCGAGGAGGAGTATCCTCGGGTAGCCCGCGGACTGATCGAGGCGCTGGGAGAGGCCCAGTTTGACCCCGGATCGACCCAGCCGGAGCGCCTGATGTTCTGGCCTGCGACGGCCACGCCGGACGAGTACGAGGCGCAGGAGTGCCAGGGGGAGACGGCGACCGCGCAGGGCCTCCTCCGCGACTTCGGAGGGCTTGGCCCCACGCCTGACCACATGCCCGGCTCGAAGCGAGACCCATTCGGCCTGCCCGGCGTTGCTGGGGCCTTCAACCGCGTGTACGACATGGCGCGCGCCGTCGAGACCTTCCACCTCCCCTATGACCCGGTGGAGGGCGAGCCGAACAGGTGGCACTACACGCCCGCCGAGTCCGAAGGCGGCGTGATCGTCTACCCGGACGGCTACGTCTTTTCCAACCACGCCTCCGACCCGGCGTATGGCCGCGCACTGTCCATGTTTGACCTTGTGGCGCTTCACGTGTATGGCGGGGAGGACCGGGCGGCTGGCGTGCCCCAGTCCACGGCCCCGGCGGATCGCCCGTCTATCCAGCGTGCTATGTGTGAGTTTGCGGCGCGTCCGGAGATCGTCACGGAGCTGGTGGGCGCGGACTTCGCGCCGCTCGACGGCGACGAGACCGAGGGCGGCGAGGCGGGCGCTCGCGGCCTCCCCGAGTGGGTCCTGGAATTTCACCTCCACCCCAAGACCGGAAAGCCCCTTGACGATGTGCATAACTGGGACCTCCTCATGAAGAATGACCCGATGCTGCGCGGCCTCGCCCGAAACGCTATGGACCTGACGACGGTCACGCGCCGCCCGTTCCCGTGGCGGGCCGTGGAGGCGGGTAAGGACGACGCGCTCACCAACGCCGACCGCGCGCAGATCAGCGCCCATCTCCAGCGTGCCTACAACATGCCCCGCCCCGCGCAGGAGCAGCTTAACGGTGTGATCGACATGGTGGCGCAGGACAACGCTTTCCACCCCGTGGTCGAGTACCTGGAGGGCCTTGAATGGGACGGCATCTCGCGTGTGGAAACGTACTTGCCGGGCGCGCAGGATGACTACACGCGACGGGTGGCTCGCCTGGTGGCGGTGCAGGCCGTGGCCCGCGCCCTCGACCCCGGCGTGAAGGTGGACAACTGTCTCATCCTGACCGGGCGGCAAGGCCTGGGCAAGTCGTGGTTTGTCGAGACGATGGCACGCGGGTGGACCTGCACTCTCGGACCCATCGAGGGTAGCGGCCTGCGCGATACGGTCATGGCAATGACCCGCTCCTGGGTTACCGTCGCGGACGAGGGCTTCGCCATGAAGAAGGCGGACGCGGAGACCCTGAAGCAGTTCGTCACGCTCACGCACGACGTTATCCGCCTGCCCTACGCTAGGGAGCACGTGAAGCTCCCGCGCCGACAGGTTATCTGGGGAACCACCAATGATGCCGTCTTCCTGCGCGCGCAGGAAGGCAACAGGCGCTTCCTCATCGTGGAAGTGGCCGAAAAGCTGGACTTCGGTAAGTACTCGGACGAGTACGTGAACCAGGTGTGGGCCGAGGCCGTCCACATCTGGAAGACCAGCCGCGACCAGTACGGCCTGAAGGACAACCCCGAGCTGTTCCTGTCCGCGTCGGAGGAGGCGGAGGCGGAGTCCGTGCGCTCGATGGCGACCGAAGAAGACTCCATGACCGGCCTCATCCAGGCCTACCTGGACACCTTCGTCCCCGAAAACTGGGCCGACATGTCGCCCGAAGAACGTATCAGTTGGCTACGCGACGAGGAACAGGGTATAGTGAGTGGCACGCACCCAATCGATGTGGTGTGCTCGCTTGAAATCTGGGAGATAGCGCTAGGCCGTGAGCGCGGGAAGCACTCGCGTGTGGACATCCTCCAGATCACCAACGCGCTGAAGCAGCTACCCGGCTGGTTCGGTCCTATGCCGAAGCCGACCAGGCTCCCGTTCTACGGGCCTCAGCGCGTGTTCGCCCGCCTGGACGAACCCACCGACCCGAGCGGCTCGACCGAGCAGCTCATCTAACCGATCACCAATCAACAAGGAGAACAGGATCATGGAAATCAACATCACGCTGGACGTTAAGGGCGCGACCGTGGAGGAGGTGCAGTGGCTGGCCGGTCTGCTGGCCGCGCAGCGCAGCGCTCCCGCGCCGATCACCGTCGACGTCGAGAAGGCCGCGCCCACCACCGAGGTGGAGGACAAGCCCGCCCCGAAGAAGACGGCGAAGAAGCCCGCCGCCAAGAAGACGGCGGCGAAGAAGGCGGACCCCGAGCCGGAGCCGACCCCCGAACCCGCCGCCCCGGCGGAGGACGAGACCGGCGGCGCGACCGTCGAGGACGAGACGGTCACCCCCGAGGCCGACCTGCTGGCGGTCGCCGTCGCGCGAGCCACCGAACTGATCGGCGCGGGCGAGCAGGACGCGATCAAGACCGCCCTCGAGGTGGCAGGCGCGCGCCGCGTCGGCCTCCTCAAGGGCGACCAGATTCAGGCCTTCCTCGACGCTCTCCCGGAGGCCTGACCAATGCCTCCCAAGGGTCACGCAAACCTTGGGCCGTCGCGCGCGGCCCGCCGGGCGGGCCGGCCCGCCCGC